AATGGTTGCAGCACTCGTTTGGAGTTGCGTTCTCGTTTGTACGCTCATTAGTCAAAAGTTGAGTCAAAAGTGGAATCAAAGACACCCTCATCGGATGCCCCAAAGACGGTGTACTGGATGGAATTGGCGTAGGTGTTGAAACCTATCGTTGCGGTTTGTACAAATGCCAAGCCCGTTTCAACGACCGCCAAAGCAGCGGCAACCGTGCTATTGGTATCGTAAACTTCGTAACGATACGAGCCTGTTTCAAGCGACCCCACTGTAAGCGAAAATTGGTCATAGCGGTTGGTATAAGATGACAGGTTTGCGGATTTCAGCAGGGTGAAATCGGTCGTCGTGTTCTTTGCGATGCTTGTCAGTCGCAAGATGTAGCGGTCCCCCGTGCTGGCTCGCTCGGTCCAAGTAACCGTCAGGGTGTTGGTCGTGTCAGGGTTCAGGTAAAGCATCTGCTTGTAAATGTGCGATGCCCCCGAATTTCACAATTTGCGCCCAATCTGCCTGTATAGTTCGGCCCGTTTCTTGGCGGTTTCGGCCACGTTGAACTGCTTCTTAATGTCCCTCGTTAGGTTGTCAGCCAAGCCCTTACGAAGGTCGGGGTCAAGGATCAACTGCTTGATGTACGTGTACCAGTACTTGGGTTTGTTGTAAGGAACGAGAAACCCGTTCTCTCCGTGTCGGATGACATCGGTGTAGGGGATGGTTTCGGATGCGATGATGGCCTTGTTCATCCACCCTGCCTCGACCACCTTCAACTCGGATTTCAGTTTGTTGAACTTGGTATCTCGCAAAGGTGCAAGGGTTACGTTCACGAAGTTGTAGCCCCCGACGTAGGAGTAAATATCCGCTGCCTGAATGCGTCCGTAATTCGGGTTATTCCCTTGGTCGCTGATGATTTTCTCGTAGCCCTCGTAAACGGGGTTGTTGTCGTTCCATCCTCCGAGATAGAGGCGGTACTTGCCGTCCAAGTTTGCGTCCCAGCGTAGTTTCTGCATCCCCTCACGGAGCAGTTCCATGTCCTCGCCATGCTGCGCCCCACCGAACCAACCAAACTTGACGAGGTGTTTGTCAGGTTCTTCGTCAGGATTCGGAATAAACTGCTGATAGGCTTCGTAAGGTTCGTTCTGCAATATGCTCACATTAGCGTTTAGAGGCCGTATGCGGGCAGCAAGGTGTTCGGTGGTACAAGTTACCCAGTCAGCCAATTTGATGTGCTTGCGGATGACGTCAGCGAGTTTGGATTCGTGATAGTGGCGGTACATGATGTGGCCGCTCTCAAGGGCCCAGTAATCGTCCAAGTCAAGGATGACTTTCGCCCCGTATTGGGTCAGGGCTTTGTAAACATTCTCCACTTGCTCCATGGTTCCCTGACACCACAAACGGCTGAACAGGAATAGGTCTATTGAACGAAGCCCCTCGTCGCTGATGGTCGTGATGTTCTCAACGCACACATAGTCAAACTCCGGGTAGTTGTCGCCAAGGTAAGCATTAGGCATTTCAAGGCGGTAGAAACTGCACCCGGTTGGATGAGCGTTGTAAACGATACAAATCTTCATGGGGTAAAAATAAGAAGGGCAGCCATTGCTGACTGCCCCTCTCAAACCTCAGATGATGAAAACCTAAGCCAAAGATACTACGAACCGAGTATCTGCGCAGTCGATGGTGAAAAGACTGTGGATGCAATCGAGAACATCGGGTCAGGTTCCATCCCGGTAAGCGTCAACTCGTAGCCACTGCGGTCCCCGAAGGCAGTACCAGTTCCAGCGGTTCCAGCGGTTGCTTCCAAGCCGTTGGCAGAGCCTAACAACCAGTAGCGGTTGTTGTTGTCTTGGACGATGACGATGACACGGTTGCGTACCAGCAAGCGGAGTTCGTTGCGGACTGCGACTTGCAGTTTGTTGATAGTGAAGGTTACTTCGGGGGTGTAATAAACCGAGCCGTTCTCGATGCTTGCGTTTAAGGTTTCAGTCAAAGACGAAGTGGCCTTGGTCAAGTCGTACTCGAAGAACCCACCCGAAGCGTACCCCGTGAAGCCCGTTACCGCACCTGATAGGTTGGCATTGCAGGACCCCGTTGGGATGAAGGATTGGACGTAAATTGTTTTGATTCCACCTACGGAATCACGGCAGCCGAGGGCGTAGCCAGTTGTTAAGGAGCAGGACATATGTGTGTTTGGGGTTTAAGTTTCAAGGAACAAAAAGCGAGGGGAGGTTTCCCTCCCCCCTACACATTAGGTCAAGCGGAAGTCAACAACCAAGTCGGGGTAAGCGATTTGGACACCTGCTTTGAAGGCTGCTTGGAAGCGGACTTCGTCGTTGTCTTTGCTGAACCAAATCGAGAATTGCTCCTCGTCGCTCAACAAGTCGGTTCCGTAGAAGAAGTTACCGAGGTAAGATGAAACGATGCGGTTCGTGCCAGTCAAGCCGGGGACTGCAATGACACGGACATTCGTGCCGGGATACATGATGTCCCCATCCGCAAGTCCAGCCAAGTCAACTTGGTTGTACAGGACGTTAGCGGTTGATTTGAACGCACCAAGCAACGTACGGAAGTTGTCCCAACCGCAGAAGATCACAAGATCAGTTTTGGTCAGAATGGCCTGTGGAATTTGGTTGTAGATGCCGTCGAAGATAGCGATTGCGTTGCCTGTGGTGATACCAACGGACGCAGAAACCGCTCCTGTGTTGCCGCTGATGGTAGAACCCGATGCAGCGTTCAAGAGTTGGTTGACGCCTGAAAAGTAAGCGTTACCCTTCCAAATTGCGTTCTCCAACGCTTCTGCGATACGGAGAGCCTTCTGCTCGGAGAAAGCCTGCTCGAAGGGAACGCCATCGTAGGTAGAGCCAGCAGTCAACTGGGTCTGCATCCAGTATTGCTCCAAGGAACGAGGACACAAGGTTTCTTGAACCTTCATACGACCAACGGTGATGTTACGCTGACTGAATGTGGTTGTGCCTGAACTTGCGTAACCGCAAACATCTCCGCCTTGCAGAACTGCATCGGTGTCCATGAGGTTGAGAGCATCAGCGAACTTGATGCCCACCTGCTTGGTGAACAGGGCTGCTGAACGAGCCGAGAATACGGCCTTGGTGATGAGCGGTAACCGCTCTTGGTCGGTGTAGGCGTTTAAATTGCCAAAATTGTATGCCATTGTTAGTGGGGGTTTAGGGGGTTAGTTTTTGGATTTGAGTGATTGGAGTGCTTGTGCGAGTGCGTTGAAGTTCTGCGAGGCTTGAGCCTTGCGTTGCTCAACGATTGCGGAACCGCTGGCCTTGGGGGCTTCGGCTGGGAGTTCGGAAACCTTCTCGACGATATCGGCCATGGTTTCAACCTGCGATGCGAATGCAGACATTTTCTCCTTCATCTTTCCCATCTCGGCATAGGCAGCCTTGAGTTCTTCCATGATGGCTCCGAGGTGCTTGGCAACGATGGCCTCCACAACTTCGGGGGTCATGGCAGGATAGGCTTCCTTGATTTCCTCGGTTACCTCAACGGCCACTTCGGGGGTGATTTCAGCAGCAACGGGCAAGGCTTCGATTTCGGGGGTTGCTACTTCAGCAGCGATTACCTCGACGATTTTGCCTCCTTCGGTCTTGATCGTGCCAACGCCCTCAACAACGTGTTCGCCATCGGGTGCAGGGAGTGTGCCTTCTTCGGCAACAACGTAAACGGCAGTCCCGGCAACGAGGTCCCCGTCAACACGGACAACCGTGCCATCGGTCAACTTGTAGTCGGCAAAGGACTGCTTTTGTGTGCTGAATTTACGAAGTTCACTTCGCAGGGATTCGATTGCGTTTTTCAGGTTCATAGTTAGTGGGATTTGTAGGTGGGGGTTAATTGTTGCAAAAAAGCGGTTAATTCGTCAGCGAGGCCAGCGAGTGCGACCTCCAGTTCGGATTCGGTCTTGTCCATTCCGAAAAGTCCCTCAACGGAGAAACCCCGGAAGAGGTTGCGGTTGTCCCACACTTCATCATTCTCGACCTTGAAGGACCCGAACCAAGATCCGTCGGGAGTGTCCTCGTAGCCTTTGGGTGGCATGATGCCACGCTCGGAGTCGGTGATGTAACTCTCAAACATGAACACGCCATCCAGTTCGGCATTGTGGTAAGCGTTGACGTTATGCTGGTTGCCTTGCTTAAAGTACTTCTGCACGA